AATATCGTATTAGTTCCACGTCTATAGGCAACAATACTAGGGAAATCTTGAATAAACTTTTGGTCTATTATTTTATACAACTCATTTCCCCCTTTCTTTTCATTTTCATCAATTATTGATATTGCAGAATTTACAAGACTTTCTTTTAATACTTTTTTTATGTCATCTTGAGATATTGATGTGTAAAATGTAGCAAGTTCTTGTATATCCGCTTCATTCATACCCTTTCTTAATCCCACTCGTGCATCCTTATAGAACTGTAGTTTAGATTTCTTAAGCATTGTAATTTTTTCTTATTTGATTGTTAATATTATCAAGAATTAAACCTCTAGCACATGCATGATAGTCACCATTGTATTTTAAATATGTTAATGCTTTGAATTTTGTATATCCCTTACGTGCATCAAGTTCTGTTGATGTTGTAAATGGTATAAGCAAATCATGACCACCCCAATTTGTTGATGCTGATATTCCTTCATTCTTTCCTGGTCTACGCCAGTATTGAATACCATTCTCTTTAACATACCCTAATGGTTTCCATCCAAGTGGGAGTAATATATCTGACCATGTAGCAAGTGCATTTAAAATATCTCCAGGCTTTGCTTTACCCTCAAAATGATATATTTGTGGTTTATATGGTTTTACTTCTTCCACTTCTTTTTCAGGCTTTAGTGCTTCAAGTACGTGTTGCATCACCTCTGCTGGTATTTCTCCGATTGGTACATTATTTACTATTTCATATCCACCCTTTTTATCAGTGAAATAACAATTTGGTGCAAATATAAGAGTTCCGTTTGTTTGTATATCTATCCCTTTTAGTTTTGCTGTCTTGCTATGTAGTGAATGGTCAAAAGTTGGGTCATACTTACAGTAGAAGTGATATCCGCCTGATGGTGTTCGTACTTCAAACATTCCTTTGTTCTGAAATGGTGTAGGATCTGCTCCATTCTTAGTATCTATATCAAACACAATTAAGTTGGATATTTCACCTGTTACAATGGCATAGTTCTGTGTTCTAAACTTGTTGAGCCATATAGATATCTCTTGTTGTGTTGGAAGTCGATGTTGATATTCAGACCATTTTGTTAGTATTTTCTTTTCTGATGATGATGTATTGAAAAAAGAAAAACCAAGACTTATATAGTAATCTAACCAATCTTTATTTGTTTTTTGCATAAATGTTTTTCATATATTTTATTTTAATAAGTAATGCATATATTATACTATGTTTATTTTATGCAATACAAATTGTGGATAAGTGGTTGAATATGTGCATAACTTTTGCTATACTTTAGATATAAATATTTTCATTGTTTTATTTTAATAAGACTCTGTTTATTTTTATAAGTACGAACCAAGACTCCAAGTAGGGATAGCTTTGCTACCTAAAAACGGGGTCTTTTTTCGTTTTTATGGTAAAAAAAGTGATGGCAGTGATAGTCCAGTGACAGTAGGACTACCACTAAAATATCCTTTGTTTACAACGTAGAAAGTAGAAAGTGACAGTGTGATAGTCATTTTATCTATTATTATTATATTTATATAAATACACCAATATATGTATTATTATATACTATATAGCTTAACCCCCCCTAGGTTGCCATCACTGCCATCACTTTATCATTTCTAGCTTGCTATATATGAATATAAAAGTGGTAGTCCTACTGTCACTTCACTGTCACTTCCATCAAATCAAAGCCAACATGGTTCACTATCGACATATGAAAAAACACATATAGTGATTAGTCCCCCTTAATCACTGATCTGCCCATTTTAATAGGTACTTTGTAGCCTTATTAGGGAGATGTAGCGGTTGATTGTAGGAATTTATTTATTTAAAATTTTGGCAATTTCAGCTCGACACTTTATATTTTAATATCTTTTATATGGTATAATATATGTATGGAAGAGAAACAATTATTAAATCCTAAACAAGAATTATTTTTATATCATTATACTAATCCTAAGAGTGAAACATTTAGCAATGCTGTACAGAGTGCTTTAAAAGCTGGATACACTGATAATTATGCAAATAACATAACAGGATTGATGCCTGACTGGTTATTTGAATATATAGGAGATATGCGTAAACTTAGAAAAGCAGAGAAAAACTTAGACGAAGTACAGAATATTAGTATATATAATGAGGATGGTAAACCAGATGCACAGTTGATTGAGAAGCGTACTAAAGTGGATTTCTTTTTAGCTGAAACAATAGGGAAAGAGAAGTATTCCAAGCGTGCTGAACTTACTGGTAAAAATGGAGGAGCTATTGAAGTCAAAACTATTACAGGTATGGTAATCAATAAAGATAATGGAAATTAAGTTTTCAACAAAAAACGAAAAGCAACTTGAAGCGGTAGAGTATTGGATTGATAACACTACTGAACAGATACTATTCGGAGGAGCTAAGTCTGGTGGAAAATCTTATCTAGGAGCTTCACTTATCTTTGGAGATGCCTTGATATACCCTGAAACACACTACTTCATAGCTCGTTCTGAATTGACTGACCTCAGAAAGTTTACTATACCAACAATATATGAGGTGTTTAAAAACTGGGGATTGAAACTAGATGACTACGCATCTTTCAATGGGCAGGATAACTTTTTCAATCTATATAATGGTTCTAAAGTGTACTTATTAGCATGCAAAGAGATACCATCTGATCCATTATTTGAAAGGTTTGGTTCTATGCAAATGACACGTGGATGGATTGAAGAGGGTGGTGAAGTACCTGAAGTGGCTAAAGCAAACCTATGGTTGTCTATTGGTCGGTGGAAAAACGAGGATTATGGATTAAAGAAGAAGCTACTCATCACCGCTAACCCTAAGAAAGGTTGGATGAAAAGGGAATTTGTTGATTTGTATAAAGAGAACAATCTAACACCTGACAAGAAGTTTATCCGATCACTTGTTACTGATAATCCATATATGTCGGCTGATTATGTTAAGACATTATCAGAGGAGAAAGACGAGGTGCGTAAACAACGTCTATTCTTTGGTGATTGGGATTATGCAGAAGATAAAGACTCATTGATAGACTATGCAAGCCTTGATGATGCATTTACAAACACAATAGTTAAAGATAACAATAAGTATTTAACAGTTGATGTTGCACGTAAAGGTCGTGATACGACTGTATTCTCTTATTGGGAGGACTTAGAGCTAGTTAAAATAGACCAATTCGCAAAACAAGATACAGCACAAACAGCTCAAAAAATAAAAGATATGGCAGCTATTGAACGTATACCATATTCGCATATCATTATTGATGAGGATGGAATAGGTGGAGGTGTTGTGGATAACTTATTTGGTGTTCGTGGTTTTATCGCTAACTCAACACCAATGCCAACAAAGTCGGAAATACGCTCTAAGGTTAAAAACATGAGTGTTGTCGGTAGTTTAAAGTCTAATTATAGAAATCTAAAATCACAATGTGGATTTAAACTTGCAGAATATATAAATGAACATAAGATAGCATTCAAGACAGGTGAATATAGAGATATAATCATCGAGGAGTTATCAGCAATACTTAAGCATAAAGATATGGATTCTGATAATAAACTACAGATAAAGCCAAAAGACGATATTAAGCAAGCGATAGGTCGTTCACCTGATATTGGTGACTCTCTCGTTTTTAGAATGTGGTTTGAGTTAGAAAAAGATATTAACCCTTATGCAAATGATGATCTTTTACCTGTAAAAATATGGGGTATGACAAAAAAGTTTAACGCTCGTAAAAATAATATTGCAATATAAAAAACTAGTGATATAATTATTACATGGAAATAGAAACTAAAAAAAAGGTTGCGACAAAAAAACCCTTAGTTCAAGATAAGCAGTATGCTTTAACAATTATTTTAACAACAGCTGAAACAGAATATCCGTTCATTGGTGATAACTTACAGGTGTTACTAGGACTAGAGCCTAAGAAAATATCTGGTAAAACAACAATTCAAGTTACTAGAAATGGCTTAACTTATATCAAATCATTAAAACCAGTATTGCTAAAGAAGTTTCTAAGTAATGGTAATTTTTTAACAATACTTGAAAAACAGATAACCACACTACTAAAATAATGGTTAATAACATCT